ATAGAATAGAGGTTTATTGCGTGTCGAAACGTCATGATTCGCCAGGTTTTTAAAGGGTTAAGGAAGGTATGAATGGAGAGAATACAGGTAATGGTTCCATCTATACAAGTACTTGTACTAGACCTGATAGAGGTGCTATGTTTTAGGGGGGGATATGTAGGGAAAAACCCTGATAAAGATGCGTCCCCCCCCTCCATTTACCCTGATAATATAAGGGTAAAACCCCTAGTACCCCCCCACGTGTGTCGTCATGGGGCAGTCGAATCATGGAACCTGGGAATATACTGTGAAGGTATTTTTTATTAACTCTAAAAATAACCAACCTATACTCAAGTATACTACTTATCTATCTTATAAACCTTTATATATATCTTATATATAGTATTGACTAAAGCGGTCCTTACGTTTTGAAAACACTCAAGTTACGAAGCAATACTGATGAGACATTTTTAATTAACCCCAAATTAAGACACTTATACTTGAATACACTTCTTATATATAGTAGAAGCTAACCAGTTCCTTACGTTTTTCCAAGTTAATACTCAGGTATACCTTTTTAAATTAAACCCCTGTACGGGCGCCACAGAAGCTCACAGAGGGTATCGGAGTGATTAGTGTGTGGATTAGTTTAGTTGTGGTGATACTTTTAATTTGTTTATGGGTGGGATATCAGTATGATGATGCACCAGAAGACGATGATGAGGACTGTATAGAGTCTTATCGGCGGTCTATGAATTGGCGTTGGGTGCGTTGTAATGGTTATTTTGATAAGAAATCATAAATTTTCCAGTTTTGGTAATTAGGTTAACTATATATCCCCGTATATTTTGACACTTTTCAGCTGAAAATTTTATAAAAATACCGTAAATACCGCACATACAGTAATTTCCAATTATAGGAGTGGTTATAGCTATGAATACAGTGAATTGTATCTTTGCCTGTGGTGAGATGCGGAACTTTACCGCTCCGATGGTATGGAGTAATCGCGGGGAAGGCATAGAAATAGTGTTTAACCTGACGGCCCGTATCTGTGATGCGTGCGGGGCTGTTGCTTTTATCCCAAAAGAGGCCCGTCAAGTGCATGATATGTTAGTAAAATTTGTATAGTTGGAAGGAATAACACCAATATTGAGGGGATGAGATGGTTTGAGAGACCGTTTTGATCAGTTTAGAGGTGATTTACAGGATGAATTTGGTGGACGCGAAGTCCCTGGTTTCAGGGAAAGAGTGCAGGAAAATTGGGCTAATAGAGGGGAACATTGGGGTCAGTTTAAGGAATCAATACCACCTAATGTGCAGGCTTTCTTAGATGCGTTACGTGGTGGACAAAGACGATAAGGAGGTTTTACAATGCCAGAAGGTATGCAAGTAGGAGATGCCGCAGAAATTTCAATGCTTAAACAAGAGATTGATGAACTAAGAATGTTAGTGGAAATGTTAGCGGATCAGGTGATGGGAGCGGAGCCGCAAGGTCCCCCGATGGACCCAATGGCCGGCCCTCCGATGGGTATGGAACCCCCGATGGGTCCCCCTCCGGGTGGACCGATGGGTGAACCGATGCCCCCGATGATGGATGATCCCCTGATGCGGAGGTAGTTACGGTGGATAAAGGTGCCTTATTGAATAAGATAACACTGAAAATCGTTCGTAAATACCAGCTCTGGGAAAGAAACTATAAGGCGTTTATCAAGCAAGCTGTTAAGATTGAAGATCGTGACGCTGTTGAGACTGTAATCCCTTTTGAGATGTGGAAGGGTCAGGAGAACGCTCTTGATACTATCCACGAAGAAAGACTTACAATCGTCATGAAATCCCGCCAATTAGGTTTAACTTGGTTGGTCTTAGCCTATGCTTTATGGATTATAGTTTTTCAGAGAGGTAAATCAGTAGTTGCTATATCATACCGTGAAGATCCTGACGCTAAGGAGTTAATCAGACGGCTGAAGTTTATGCTTTACAACCTTCCTAAATGGTTAATTAGGGAGAATAGTAAGGCTGATGTCACATGGGAAGGCCCTACATGGGAAGCTACGGTTCTTACAATCACTATAAGACACCCTGATGGTGAACCGTCAGTATTTAGATCCCTAACCGCTTCCCCGGAGTCAGGACGTTCTTTCACGGCTAACTTAGTAATCTTAGATGAGTGGGCGTTCCAGCAGTATGCAAGTGAAATTTGGAAGTCAGCTTTTCCTGTTATTAATCGTCCAACAGGTGGTAAAGTAGTAGGGCTGTCTACAAATAAACGTGGGACACTATTTGAGTATATCTACAGAGAGTCTATGAAGGGCTTAATGCCATTCAAACCTATCTTTCTTCCTTGGTATACGGACCCACGTAGGGATACCGCATGGTATGAAGCAACAAAGAAAGCTATCCCCGCTGGTGTTTTACAGGAATATCCAGCTACAGTAGAAGAAGCTATGAGCGCTGGCGAAGGCACAGCTTTTCCAGAATTTAGCCGTGAGATACATGTTTGTGAACCATTTCCGATACCTCAGTGGTGGTATAAATGGAGAGCTAATGATCCCGGTTATACAGACCCGTTTTTTTGGATTTGGCTTACAGTTTCTCCTGATGGTATAGTATACGCCTACAGAGAATACACTAGAGACAGAGATGATAAAAAGGTTACTTATTCTAAGCAAGCGGCTACAGCTAAGGTATTGAGCGCTCAAAAGGATGATGAGGGTAATTACTACCAAGAGGATCTTGCTTATACTGTAGTAGGTAGGGATGCTTTTACAAGGAACCCAGAATCAGGTAAATCTATTGTAAATTATTACCAAGATAGCGGTGTATTAAGATGTATTGCACCTCCTAGGGATAAGCGTACTGATAGGATCCAACGTAAGATGATTCTCCATGAATATTTACAACCCTATGTAGACGATAATGACGGTAAAACTAAAGCTAAATTACAGATATTTTCTAATTGTGAGAAATTGATAGAGACTATTCCTATGTTAGTTGTAGATCATTTAGACCCAGAGAAAGTGGAGGAACATGGTGATGACCACGCCTACGATGCTTTAGGTATGGGGTTGCAATCGTGGCACTCTAAGGGTAGTAGTAAGCCGAAGAAGGAAGAGGAGAATCCAATTAAAGCTCATAAGTATGGTAAATCAAGATCAAAAAGGAGGCGTAGGATTATATGAGGAACATGAAAAGACCTGATGCGTCTCCCATTAGACCAACTTCCCCCCAACCACAAATGCCTAACGCATATACCAACCCGTATGGAACACCACCAAAAGACCGTGCTCCTGCTCCGTTCTGGTATATGAAGGCACAAGATCAAAAACAATACCCTATGCATCAAGCGGCTATGTTGAAAGCCTTCCAAGGTTCAGCTAAGCCAGTACAAAGGAAAGTAAATAGACAAAGACACCCCTCTGATGCTATGAGGGGTTACTAGGAGGGTGAATATGAATAAAGCAACTATCCATCCAAATGGCGGTATGTTGACGTTTTGTGAAACCTATCTTTGTAATAAACCAGCTAACTATTTTATGGGGCCTATCAATGGACCTCTGAAGTTAATGATGAATGTATGCGGTGATTGTAGGGATTCAGTTTTAATGGGTTTCATCGAAGAGGATCCTGATGTAGTTTTGGAAAAGGTAAGGGAGTATAAAGAAACCCAAGCTATTAAGGATGCCAAGGCAAAATATAATGGTAAAGAGTTCCCCTGCAAGAAGTGTGGTAAAGTATTTTATAGTCCTCCCATGCTCGCTTCCCACACTAGAGAAGTGCATAAATCGGAGGAGGTGGAGGAAAAATCGAGTGCCTAATACTGGTTATCGCAAACAAAATTATAGTATTTATCCTACTTGGTGTCTTAATTTATAGAGAAAATACTAATCGCAAAGAGAAGGCAGATTTGATTGATCGTATTATGTCTATTGATTTTACGACATACAAGAACTATGCAGAATCAGGCGCACCACCAAAAGGGAGGGGCACAATTGATTTCGAGAGGGGTATACGTAGGTATGAAGGGGGTGATTAATGGTGCTGGGAATCGAGAAGACTGATAGGGAGAAGGCAGGGTTAGTGTCGGACTCATCTATTGTGCAATTCGTTGACAAAGAGTTTGAGAGACGACAAAGAGAACGCCTACCCTATGAGTTACAGTGGCAGTTAAATATGAACTTCATTGAAGGCAATCAATACTGTGACATAGATCAACATAGGCTAGTTATAGAAGAGGTTGAGAAGTATTACGCCTGGCAGGAAAGGGAGGTTTTTAATCAAATCGCCCCCGTTGTAGAAACACGGATCTCACGATTAGCCACAATGAAGCCAATCCTTAAAGCCAGAGCCCCTACCACATCCGCAGACGATGTTCGGTCTTCACGGGTGAGTAGCCAGTTACTCAAAAACCTCTATTACGATCAAGGTATTGGTGTTAAGCTGGCTGAGGTATATACTTGGGCTGAAACAACCGGCACCTGTTTCGTTAAGAACATATGGAATCCTGATAAAGGCCCTGTTACTGGCGAAATAGAAGTTATAGAGATTGATGATAGCGGTGAGGTTGAAACTTATATAGAGGAAATCCGTGAGGGTGCGTTAGAGGTTGTGATTGTGCCACCCCATGAGATGTTCCCTGATAGTAACTTTAGGAATAATTTACAGGATTGCCGTAGTACTATACATGCAAAAGCAATCCATGTGGATGAAATTAAGGAAGCTTGGGGTGTGGAGGTTTTACCTGAGAAAACCTCATCCATGAGACTACAAAGAACTATGGGTAGTCAAAGTTGGGGCGTTGGTACTAGTCATTATTTTACCACTACGGACCTTAATAACCACGCCGTAGTTAAGGAGTATTGGGAAAAGCCGAGTAAAACATTTCCTTATGGTAGAATATTTACAGTAGCGAACGGTAAACTTCTCCATGAAGGTCATATGTTTTACCCCATTGGTGATGACGGAGATCTAGAATTTCCCTTTGAAAGGGTTGTTTCAATTAAGAGACCCGGTATTCTTTGGGGTAGATGTGTGGTAGACAGACTGATTCCTGTTCAACGCAGGTATAATGCTCTTAGGAATCGCAAGGCTGAGTACCTTAATCGTTGTGCAATTGGACAGTGGGTTGTTGAAGAAGGCGCTGTTGATGTAGATGATATGGAGGAAAACGCTGGACAACCGGGTTATGTATACGTATATCAGAGAGGGTTTAACCCACCTGAGCCGGTTGTTAATGCTCAACTACCCATTGCTTTTGATACGGAAGAGCATAACCTCTTACAAGAGATTAACATGTTGTCTGGTACCTCTGACTTGGCTAAACAATCCAAAGCACCGCCGGGAGTCAAATCTGGTGTTGCTATGTCTATTGCATTAGAACAGGATGATACAAGGATTTCTGTTACGGCTAAGCACATAGAAAACTTCCTTGTAAGGTGTGGTAAGGTTTGGTTAAAAATGCACCAGCTTTTTGTATCTGGACCAAGAGTTCTCAAAGCTATTGGTGAGGACAACGTAATGGAATACCTTGATTGGACAGCATCAGATATTACCTCTGATGATGTATATGTAGAACCGTTTAGTGCTTTAGCCGAAAGTCCGGCTCAAAGACGACAAATGGTATTTGATTTACTGGCTTCGGGCTTATTCCATAATGAACAGGGTATGCTGGAGCCGTCAATGAAGTCTAAGATATTTGAAATGATTGATCTTGGGAACTGGGAAAGTGGAAACGAAGACAACCGTATGCATATTGCTAAGGCTGATAGGCAGAACATTATGCTTATGGAAGGTAAACATGCACCCGTACTTCCCTATGATGATCATATTATACACATCCATAGGCACAACAGGCACAGGCTGTCTGTTGAGTATGAAGACCTTATGGCACAAAATCCATTAATAGAGCAAGTCTTCCAACAGCATGTAGACGCTCACTTGCAATTCCTACTGCCACCTCCACAACCTGGAATGGGTGCAGAACCCATGCCCGGCGGGGGACCGGAAGAAATGCCACAACAGGAGGTTTTTTAAATGACCGCTGACAACCTGCAAAGGCCAGCAATGAACTTACAACTTTTTAATGAGGGTGGGGATCAAACTACTGAACCGCAATCTGATCCCCAACAAACTGTGCAACCGGACCCTCAATCGGCGCAGACAACGGAACCCCAGTACAATAGTCTTAATGATTTTCTAAAGGCTTATTCTGGTGGTGACAACCCTCAGCCTGAATCAGATCCCGTGGAACAACCCCAACCGGCTGTTGAATCTGATGAACCTATTCCTGATGATGTAGCGGAAGCGCTACTCACCGAAATCGAGCAGACAGGTGAGGCTCCCACAGAACAGAAGACGGCTGAGGAGCAGATGATCTTGGGTAAATTTAAAACCCAAGAGGACTTGATTGAGGCTTACAAACAAGCCGAAAAGAAGATTTCCGAGTACGGGCAAGACCACTCTAGAGCAAGGCAAGATATGGATCAACTGAGACACCAAGTGTATCGGCTCCAAAACTTCCTCGCTCAACAGCGTAGTCAACCCAAGCAACCTGAAATGACGGATGAACAGAGGGAACAGATGAAGCAGAAGTTTCTGGATCAATTTTATGAGAATCCCACAGGGACAATTGAGCAGATGGTTCAACGAAGAGTGAATGATCAACTCAGACGCACCGTAGAGCCAATACAGCGTGATTTTCAGATGCAACAGCGAACCAGAATGTATCAGGATCAGATTAATCAAGCCCGTGCAAAGTACCCCGATTTTGACGACTATCAGACAGTAATGCAGGAGATAGTCGAGAAGAGAGGAAAATACATTGCACATATGCCTGATGCAGTAGATGTTATCTATGAACTCGCTAAAGCTCGTGGTAGTCGACCAACTGCACAACCCCAACCTCAACAACCAGAATCTACGACTCAATCTACCCATAATGTTCAAGACCCTCAGGTTCGACAGGCGATCTTACAAGATCCTAGCATTAGAAAGGAAATTCTCAGGCAGTATGCTGAGGAAGTCAAGGCTAAGCGTCCGGCACAAGTGTTGGGCAACCAGCCTGGGCAACCAGCGGCAACACCGCCCGAGGAAATTAGAACAACCAAAGACGCTAAGAAAGCGAGTTTGTCGTTCTTTGAAAGATTTACGAAAGGAGCGACACAATAAGGAGGAATNATAGATGANNTATGTTGGCTTAAACATGGCGGCAATTGAGGAAGCTCTAAAGATTTACTATCTTCCTGGTCTTCGTTACCAGTTGAATGATAAGGCTTCTGCTTTGCTGGCACAGATTGATAAAAACTCTGAGAACGTTAGTGGTAAGGAAATCCGCATGGCCCTGAGATACGGTAGGGTCGGGGGTATCG